GGCTGAGAAGTAAATCCAGATCCTCCGTTGGTAATACTGATACTGTTTATACCGCCATCAATTGCGCTGACATCTGCTACACCAAAGGCTCCGCTGCCACCGCCGCCATTAAATCTCACCGACACTAACCCATATCCAGATCCACGGCCGCCTGAGTCAACCTGTACTCTAGCCACTTTGAATGTGAGATTCAAAGTGCATCCAGTTCTAACACCAATGCTACTGCCGGGACAGGTAGTGGCTGCAGGAGCCACTGGCGCTGGCAACACACTATAGTTGCCGCCGGTGATCTGTCTAATGGCAGTGACCGGACCTCGTCCTCCTGTGCCGCCGGGACCAACTGACAGCACTTGATATCTTGCTGGGGTGCCTGTGCCTGTGGCTATAGTAAGTATGTCACCAGGCAGATAGTTTAGACCTCCACTCTCAATCTCAACGGTATCCACATTCATAAAAATAAATGCAGGACTAAACCCAGTGCCTGTGGTAGCATTGATATCGTCAATTTCTACTAAGGTGCAAGGCTCATCACCGTTGTTCCAGGTAAGAACTTTCTTGTAAGGACCAATTTCTAACGGTGCTTCTAGCACCAATTCTTCTGCACGTTTAAGAGCAGCTTCTAGTGTTTTATATGCATAGGCCAAACTACGACCTTGTCTATCCTGTCCAACTCCCGGTCGATCATCTTCACCAGCTGTGCTCACATACAGATTCACTGTGCTGCTGTAACCAGAACTGTCAACATATCGTTTGGTGGCAGCAATTAAACCATTGTAGGCCACATCATCATCGTCTACGGGATCTCTTGAAAGTATCAGTGGCCCTGTCATGGTACCAAATGCAGTGTTGGTGGTATTAGTAGCAGGATCAAGAGCATCTATTCCTTGAAGAGATATCTTGGAATCCACATAGCCTTTGTTAGCCGCCAATCTATTTGTTTCTGTGGCAGTGGATCCGTGAACTGTGTTTATTCTACCAATTGACGCAGTAAGTTCAGAAAAAGACCCAATATCGGGTAAATTTCCAATCGGATACCTTACGCCGCCGCTTTGCGCATTGACTGGTCCTCCTAGATTTGGATTAGGATCACCTGAGATGTCTGAAAACAAGCTGTTGACCACAATGGAATTTTGACTGGTATCAAAGTCAATTTGAATGCCTTCGCCAGCTTCTAATTTTTTGAAAACTACTCCGTCTGTGGTATCATTGACAACAACCAAGGCATTTTCGTAATCGTTGGGGAATGATGTAGGAGTATCATCTAGACCTATGAACGTGAGTTTTTCACCTAGTCCCAGTGAACTATAGAGTTCTCTAAAGTTATCGTTAACAGATCTAAAACTGTCTCTGATACTGTCGCCAGTGCCGTCGTTGCCAATTGCACCAATATTAATAATTTTTCTTGCCATAGCAAATCCTATGTGTTTGGATATCGATAATATTTATCCAAAGTTTTTATAAGCCTAATGTAAATACTGCATGTTCATTCAGACTAGATTACAGAAAAATCAATATGTTAGGCTTAGTAAGCTGGGCAATCAACACAGTTACACAAGGACAAAAACCATTGTGATCTTAAAGTGTGATGACTGTGATGACGTATTTGAAAGAGATCTAAAAAAAATAGATAGAAAGAGGTTAAACAACAACTATTTTCATTGTTGTTCTGAGTGCGATATCAAGCGATTTGCGCAACGAACAGGAGCAGATCACAAGAAAATCTGGGATATGCCCACTGATGCAGATCTAGATATTTCTAAACTCTAAAACTTTCGCCGCAACCACAGCGGTCACGTTCGTTGGGATTGACAAAATCAAATCCCTCATTGAGTCCATTGCGGACCCAATCCATTGTCAGCCCGTTTAGATAAACTAGGCTTTTGGCATCAACTAATATTACAAAGTCTTGTTGATCAAAATTAGTAACACCTTCTTCAGCGGTGTACTCGTCCACATATTCTAATACATAGGCCAATCCACTGCAACCAGTAGTTCTGACACCTATACGAATGCCAACACCCTTGCCACGTTTTGCCAAGTTCTGTTTAATACGTTTACTGGCTGTGTCTGTTACGATAATCATCTACGGCTGCCTTGATAGCATCTTCTGCTAGGATACTGCAATGTATCTTAACTGGAGGCAGGGCTAGTTCTTCGGCGATGTCGGAGTTTTTGATTGCTCCGGCTTGGTCGATGTGCATTCCTTTGACCCATTCCGTAATGAGGCTCGAGCTCGCAATAGCCGATCCGCAGCCATACGTTTTAAATTTTGCATCTGTAATAATACCTGTATCATTGTCAACCTTTATTTGTAATTTCATTACATCCCCGCAAGCAGGTGCGCCAACCATACCAGTACCGATATTAGGATCACTCTTGTCAAAAGATCCCACATTCCTGGGATTTTCATAGTGATCAATTACTTTGTCCGAGTACGCCATTGATTATCCTCCAATCGATTATTTTCCATACGTTTTGCAAGTATTTCTTTTTGTCTGCCTGATAATCCAGCGCCCAAGCGTGTTCCCACCAATCAATTAACAGCACAATATCGTTCCTAATTTCGTGATTCACAATGGTTTTGATCTCGCCATTTCGAGCTAGATATGCCCATCCACTGCCCTGTATACTCATGGCTGTTTTTTCAAATTCTTCTTTGAAACGATCAAAAGTATCAAAATGTTTTTCTATAAACTTTAAAATAGCATCATAGGGTCTGTTAGCACCTTCTGGTTTTTGCAGTTGACCAAAATAGATATTATGTAAAAACGCACCAGCTTCGTTGAAATCGTCATCACCCTCGCCTTTGTTGTATCGATCAACATAGGCTTTGTACAATGTTCCGTAGTGATAATCTATAGTTTCTTTGGATTTTATTGGTGCCAACTCATCACGGTCGTAGGGCAATGTTAACTGTATGAGTTTGTCTTTTTTGCCTTCGATTATAAACTTTTGAATGAATTTAAATTCCATATATGTATTTACCGCTAAATAAATTCCTAAGGAGATTTTGATATGATCGGATTTATTAAGAAACTGTTCGGAGCCAAGGATACTGCACCTGCACCGACACCTGCTGAAGCACCGTATAAAATAGACACATCATCTATTAATCCAATGTCACCGGTTGCGGTGCCAGTATTTGAGGCAGCACCTGCACCAGTAGTTGAGGCAGCAGTTGTTGTGGCAGAGGCAGTTGCTCCGGCAGCTGTAGTTGAACCTGCACCTGCTAAAAAGCCCACGCCTAAAAAGCAACAGCCAGCTAAAAAGCCTGCTGCTCCAAAGACTGCAACGGCAAAAGCACCGCCTAAACCAAAAGCAACATCTAAGCCAAAAGCAAAGCCGGCTGCTTAAGACTCTGTTCATAGAGTGCAAAGCTGGATAGATTTTTAGCCTTGCTTTCGCACATTATGTCAAAATCGTCACGGAAGCTCAAAGCCCATTCATTTACTGCTGTATTCCAGTAAAATTCTGAATGTGCTCTGAGCTTTTGTTTCTTGTAGCCCTGCTCTAAGAGGGTCGGAAGATGGGGACGGATGTGTCCGGGATGGTCAATAAGACAGTCTTCCCGTGATAAACTGTAATGTAACACAGGGCGAACACCACGCCAACTATCAATAATCCTTTTAACACGATCGTCAGTTGCTTCAATATATTCTCCAGAATTAATCCAATGATGGTGAATGTCCATGACTAGAGCACAGTCCTTGACCAATTCAATACTTGAATCAATACCCCAGGTCATTTCATCATTCTCGATGGTAAGACAATTGCGAGCCTCGGGTGTCATTTTGCTTAGAGCATCACGAACACCTTGTGGACCCAGCTTGCCGGAGATATGCACATTGATCTTGAAGTCTTGGAATGTCTTACCATATCCCATCCACCGAGCCATATCTGTATGGTACTCGAACTCTTCTATTGAACGTTCTACTATGCCCGGGTTAATAGACGCCAACACGCAAAACTGGCCAGGATGAAAGCTGAGCCTAACATTATTCTTCCTAGCCACATCACCCACACGGGCAAATCCTCTTTCTGCAAAGGCTCTAA